CCTTGGCAATCTTCTCTGCGGCAGACTGTTGCAAAGCAGTAATGATCTCCATCTGCTGTTCAGCAGAGATTCCATCAATTCCTAGCTTACGCTCAAGATCGGCGATGTCCATTTAGGTCAATTCCCTTGAAAGACGATTGAGAAACTCATCTTCAACGCTCGACATTTTGCCCTTCTTGTCTGCCATTTGCAACTCGACAATCTTGGACTTGTTCTTAATGTCAGCTTCTTTAAGCATCAATTCAGCAATCTTAACCCGCTTGTCAAACTCTTTAGAACCAGCATCATCTTCATTTGGCAGGTTTTTGGTCATTGCCGCCATGTTCTTGGCTTGCACTTCTTGGGGCATCAACTGAGCCTCAATCGACAACTTCTGTGCTTCTGCCCGATTTTGTTCAGCTTGAGTTGTATTAACAGCAATCTGAGCCTGGGCAGCTTGCATAGCCAACTGCTGTTGCATTTGTTGCATTTGCTCTGCTTGAGGGTTAGGTTGGCTCATCTTGTCCAACTGCTCCATCAGTTCATAGCGGTTGGTCAGTGAAGAATTAGCCAAAACACCTTTCAGAATCAGTGGCAACACAGGAGTGTTAGGGCCAAGGGTCTGAAGCAAGCCAATGAACATTTGTTGCTCATGCTCACGGGCAATGATGCCCAAAGTGGCAGTAGGAATGAAGGTCATGTCCACAGAGGGGTAACGCTCTGGGTCAAACTGCATATACCTGAAAGCCGCCTTCTGAATAAACGGGATCAGGAAGTCTTCTTGGAAGTTCACCAAAGTACGCTTGTACTTCTTGATGATGGTGGCGACTGCCATCGACATACCGCCTTGGCCCATGTCTCTAGCACCAGCACTGACCATGCCTTGAGAATCCAAAGTTCCCGTTGATTGCAGGAGCATACGCTCGAAATCCTTGGCAGTGGTTAGGTTGTTGCCCTCAGTCTGCCCAAACTTGAAGGGATACAGAATCTCTGAAGGTGCGCCATTGGTGAGAATGGCTTTCCCAGGCTTGACTTCAAATTTAGCGCCACGGGGCAGACGGGTTGCATCCATTGCAATCATGGGGCTGGTGGTCAGCGCCAATGAATCCAAGTGAGAACGAATCTGAGCATCAATAGCTTTTTGCATATTGAAGGCTTTTTCCACTGTGCCACGCCCAAGCAGACGATTGGGAACAGTGTCATCTTGGTAGGTCAGAACAGGGCGATCTTTCATCATGTAAGGATTTGCTTCTGCTTTGAGCAACTGCCCATCGTTGGCAATTACGACAATGGCCTCAACCATGTCTGAATATTCTTCAGCAGCGGAACTCTCAGGGAACAAATCAACAATATTCTTGTTTTCCTCAAGGTTCTCTAGGTACTCACGGGGAACTAGACCATAGTAGGTCAGCAAAAGCACCTTTTCATCCTGATACTGGCTCACCTCTTGGGTAGGTTCTAGATCAGTGTCTTCATAAGTGGGTGTAATGTCTACTTTGCGGTAAATGCCACGCTCAATGCCTTCAACAATCTTATGAATAGAGATGTACTTCTCAATTGCCACACCCATGCAGTCATCAACTGAGGTTCCATTGGGGTCAAACAGGAAGTTTTTTGGATTTACAGGTGAAATCTTGACCGAAATACGATCTTTTTCCACTACGCCAATGGCGGCTTGTCCCATTTGCCCGGGAATTGCCTGAGTAGAGGGTACAAACTGCTTTTCAGTCTTAACGACAATCTCGCCAATGCCTGTGCCATAAATCTCTGCCATCAACTCAATGGCATCAATGGATTTACGAATCTTGTCCCGCTTGAAATCCTCCATCAACTGAGCTTTTAGGACTCCAACATCGATGGGGTTGTTGTTCACATCCCGAATATCATCTTGAATGTCAAAGAATTCACCCTGACCAAAGATAGCTTCCATGATCTCAGCATGGCGAGTCTCTACGGCTTGTTGTGTGGCAGGGGTTACGATGCGTGAACGCTCAGACTCACGGGTTTTGTCTTCAGATGCCCACTGTCCACGAAAGATTCGCTCGTATTCAAGCCAATCTGGGAGGAAGTTGGTATCTCTGTAGTCACGCCAGCGGTTGCAATGGTCAGTAACAAAATCAGTCAGTTCTTTATCAGCCTCAGTAGGCTCATAAAACTCATTTTGCTCTAGCTTTTCTTGCTTATCTGTTGCCATTAAACCCCCGATATGATGTCTACAGGCTCCCACTCATCATCTTCTTCACCCTCAAAGTAAGATGTGACCGCCAATTGGTCAATATAACTCAAAGCATCAGGAAGGTCATCATGTACGCCATTGGCAGGAAACATCAAGAGTTGATCGGTAAATGCGTCCCAATCTTCTTCAGAGTTCAGCACAATTCGCCCATGCTCAAACCGCCCTTGGAGACTCCAGATGATTCTGTCTGTCTTTTTCCTGTTGCCATGCGTTAGGTCAACTATGTGCGAATATACATTATTTTTCCGCATCAAGTCACTGAGGTAGGGCAAAACAGCGTTTTTTAACGCTCCACGCTCGATTCCCACCGAAATTGGCCTGTAATCCCGCATCTTCATCAGGATTTTGGCGGCAGTTTCCCGAATGTCCCAGCGCCCATGATCAATCTCTTTGACAAACCACTTGCCATCATCAGTGACCTTGACCACTGCAATGGCACTCTCGTCTAGCCTTTTCTTTGCGTTAGCAGCTTGTTTAGCCACTTCTTCAAATCCTGCCAAGTCGATTGCAATGAAGTAACTACCATACTCAGGTTCCACACCATATTTGATCCAATCTTCTTTAAAAACATCGCTTCCTGCGTTGTCAAAGGATGCCAAGTATTCCTGCTTGAAAGCAAATGAACTCAGCGTTTTCTTGGCAGACTCAATCTCAGTTGGGTCTATCAATGGATTGTCTTGGGTTGTGAAGTGCCAGGACTTCCAATCAGGATCAGATTCCTCTTGGCCCATCTTGAACAGATCATAGAACCAGTTGCGGCCCTTGGGTGTGCCGATGAATATGGCTCTACCCTTTTTGTCTGACAAAGAAGCCCTGATAACTTGCTCCCAGGCTTCAGGCTTAATGTCCGCAACCTCGTCTAGCACCGCATAGGTAAGAGACACACCCCGCAGGGTATCTGGTCTATCAGCACCACGAACATAAATCTTTGCACCATTTATCATGGTTATGTCCATGTTGTTGATATGACTAGCCTGGATAACATCTCTGCCAATCTCTAACAACACATCCCACACAATTTGTCTTGCCTGTCCGTTTGTTGGGGCCACATATAAAACTGCGCTACCAGGAGGGCATTTCAAAGACTCAATAATCAGTATTGTTGCTGCAAGTCTTGATTTACCACATCGACGACCAGCCGCAATTACCTTAAATCTTGTAGGGTCTTTAAAAACAGTCTCTTGCCATGGCAACAGCGAAAAATTTAAATCAGACATGAAACCTATTTCCCTTTTGAAGATTTTTTTGCTTTTCAAGGATTTGAAGATTCCAAGGAACATTTAATCCACTAACCATCTTGCCTCTTAATGGCACTATGTGGTCAACATGGTAGTGTTCGCCAGTGTGCATTCCAAGCATATGGGCGGTGTAATAGTATTCCTCAATTTTTTGTTTGTCGTCAGTAGACAGCCATCTGGGAGTTCTAAGTAGCAATGCCGATCTTTTTTGAGAGGAGTATGTTGCTTGCTTGTGCTTATTCCTATTGCGCCAATCTACCATCCTTTCAGAATATTCTGTTTTTTTGGACGAGTAGTTGGTCTTCATTTCTTGCAATCTATCTTCTTTCTTCAAATCAAAAGACAGTTTCATACACTCAGTACAAGTCCCCTTGCCAGTGTATCTAGGAGAAATATGTCCATGCTTGCATGGCTTACCAGTGAAGTAAAACTTGTCTCCATTAAGTTTGGCTTCATGCCTTTCACTTTTATTAGACATTGCGTGACTCAATATCTTCTGCATCAATCACAGGAGTATGACTTACTTCCCCAATTCCAGTGATATTGATCGTGACAGCATTCCTTTGCTTGCCTTCTTTCTCAAACAGACTGACAGGAAGCATTCGATCCATACAGAGTTTGAGCATAGCCGCTTGTGCGGGGTGTTCATCATTCATGGCAATCTCAATTGCTTTGTGAACGACATTGGAACCTGCACTGTTTATCAGAAGGTCTTTGAGTTCTTTGATGCGCTGAACTTCAGTCTTTGGCAGTAGAGCCGCAGGTCTTTCAGCATAGGTAGACATAGTGAACTTCTTGTTCACAGCCCCCTTGGGGCGACCCTTTTTCTTTAGGTTGTTTGGCAGTGCATCAATCACATTCATACTTTACCCAGTTATGGAAGTAGTATAGGTTGTTGGTGGGCGGTTTCACCACAGTTCTAGCCGCCAGCTTCGCCATGTCGTTCAGTGGGAACACATGATCTACTCTGTTTCAATGCTTCACACCAACACGGCTGGAGACTGTGGAGGAATTACCAGAGGCGGCGCAAGACCTAAGTCGGCAACTGCATGAACCATTCAGTCCCCATGCGTGTAGGTTGTTGATGGCCGGTACTGATCTCCGGCTTGGCTTGGCTTGATCCTGACACCTAACGCCCGATTCGAACGGACTACTCCAAGCACTAGCGTGTTACAAGGCGTATCAGTCTACGCATTCACCAACACGGCTGGGGACTGTTCGGTTTTTCCCTATACAGGTAAATTTCCTCCACCGAAAGGACTGGTTTGCAACCCAGTTCAATCCCCATGCGTCTTGGCAACAACAATGTAACTCACTTTCTTTTGTTTGACAAGTGGGGTAAACCCTAGTACACTGCAACCATCTGTTCTAGCCAGATAAGCCTTTTAGAAGTGGTACAGCCCTGGGGATACTCAGGGGCTAGACTGTATCACCCCTAAAGGGCTTTTTTCATGGGCATTTATCTTTACAGCCAGAAAGCAATAGATGCTCACAAGCAAAAGCGCAAGCGTGATGCAGCCAAGGCTAAGAAAACATTAGCAAAATTAGCAGAATCTAGTCCTGTCATCCAGGCACTGATAAACAAGAAGGCTTCTCAAATAGCTTGGGCTATGCAAAAGAAGGTTGTCAAGAAGGCTCCAGTATTTGAGCCACCTCCTGCCTATGTGCCAGGGATGTGGAAAGAGTTTTACAAGACAAGGGAATGGC